TTGTTTAACTTTATGTCAATAACCTCTAGTGCAGCATCTTCGCTGACATTTAATTTTGCAGAAGCAACTTCTGCACTATCAAATTTTTCTATTGTTTTAAAACTTGCTTCAAAAAAACTTTCTTTAAATACACTCATGCTTGGCTTTCAATTACAGGGTAGGATTTATTAATATTAAGATTGGCAACTGATCCCATTTGTTCAGTAGTCATTTCTATTTTTCTATGGCTTGAGATACCTTTTGAGATAAAGCCTAAGTTATATAATTCACTAACTATCTTGCCAGACCTTGCTCTTGACCATTTCATAGCTTGAGAAATCTCTGCAAAGGTAGGAGAGAAGTTGTGCTTTTTTATATAGTTCTTTATAAATTTAAGTGTCTTGAGCTTTGGCTCACTTAAATATATGTATTTTCCATTTCCATTCTTCATTATTTATCTTTCTTAAATAGTTCGGCAACATTGTCAGGCTCACCAAAAAATGATTTATTTTTTTTTAAATCATTTAAATATTTTAATAATTTGTTTGTGTACCAATCGGCTTTACCTATATCCATGATACAGGCATCAATTGTTCCATCATGCTTTTCACCCATTCTCATTGTGTATTTCATAATTTGTGATCTAAGATAGCCAATCACCTCCATTGGAGATAACTGGCTAGTAATAGCATCATAAGTTTCAATACTTTTTTTATAATGATTGGGATTAATACTTTCAGACATTAAAATGGTGCTTCCTCTTTAGCGACTATCTCAGAAATTTTTAAACTAATATCTGGTTGTCCCTCTTTGGTTTTTTCTGTGTTAAGCCATGCAGCTAAATTCATCTTCTTGCCACCAACTGTGATGTTGCCATTGTAATGTGGGTATTTTTTACCAGCTACATCTGTTTCTCTTGGTTGTCTTTTCCAAAGTGCTGCTGAATTATCGTAATCACTCATATTATTTTTTCCTGTTAGTTATTTGTTTTTGAAGTGAAATATATTCCTGGTCTATTCTTTGTTGTTGAATGAGATCAGAATTTATTTGTTTGAGATCAGATAAATACTCTTGTCTTAGAGGATTCAAATTTTGTTCAAATTTACCAACTGATGCTGAATGAGTTGCAGTTTTCTTTAATACTTCAATCCATTCATCAGCTAATTCTTTTGTGTTGGCTTTAGGTTTGGCAGTTGGTTTATTTATGGGTTTTGTTATTTCTTTTTTTTGTGGTTTTAAAAACTGTTCCATTTCTTCAGCAGTAGCTAGTTCATCTCCGAAAAATCCAAGTATTGATAAACCTCTACCAATAGAAACTGTTTGTTGTTTTTCAAATTCTTTGTCAGCATTTTTCATTTGTTTGCTTTCGCCAACACTTACTAATTTGTCATCAATATAAATGTTTGCTTTAAACTTATGAGAACCATTGGCTAATTCTGTGCTTTCAGTTTGAATAGACATTCTTTCGCCAAAGTAATCTCTGACAAATTTAATTCTGTAGGGAACTGTGAGATATTTTCCTTTAGCTCCAAGATTAGCATAATCGCTATCATCTATATTTTGTCTAAATTGTTGTATTGCGTCTTTCAAACTTCTCTCAATCATAGTTCTCCTTGTTCTCTCATTTTCTTTGTTGGGTTATTTATTTTTTCTGTAAGTTCTTTAATAATTTTATCTTTGTCTTGAATTTCTTGTCTAAGCTGACCATTCTTTTTTTGATGAGCTTCATTAATAGTTTCCAAATCTCTTATTCTTTCTTTAAGTGGTATGATTATTCCTGTATCTCTCATATCATGCAGACTCCATCACATTCATTTTCAAACATATCTAATTGATTTTTGTTTGGATCAAAGTCCACCTCATCTAATGGTTTGCATGATCTGTGAGTATAATTTTTAATATTTTTATCTTTGCTTATTGTTCTAATTTCTTTATCTAATGCTACTGCGTCAGCAAATTCTGTTGGATATTTTATTTTTAAATTTTTCCAATATTTGTCATCATGGAATGGACAGCAAATACAAGCTGACTTTTCAGGAATTAGGAAATTGTTTTTATCCATCCAATTAATACAATCTTGCCTAGACATATTGGCTTCAATTAAGGGATGACGATTTAAAATATATTTATACCAAGATGGTTTCATTCTAGTTATTTCGTCTTTTGAAATACCTATCCATTGTTCAACATACCTATCTTTTGGAAAATGTTTTCCATAACCTACACCACAAAGCTCTCTTATCTTTTGTTGTATTGGGACTATTTTGTATGAGCTAGTGCATTGTCTGCGTATCATTCCTTTTTTTCCAGAAATTGTTTCTTGAGTATAAAAAGGTGCTACAACAAAATCAGTAGTTCCTCTTGCTGCCAACATATCTTCTTTAATGTTGCCTTTTGAAACTTTGTAAATAGGAAAAGGTAAAATTGATTCTAAATATTTTAAGTATTTGTAGGATGACGAATTTTCATACATTGTATCAGCAAAAACACAGGCATCAACTTTAGGAAATTCTCCAACAGCAGACATCAATGCCATTGTTGAGCTTTGAACACCAGCTCCTAAACTTATAACTGTTAATGCTTTGCTTCTATTTTTATCAATCATAATGTTTTAACAATCTATCAATTTGTTCTTGTGCAACTCCTGTCCACCAGAATGATTTTTTTTTAATGTCTGAGAAATCTGGACAACATAACCAGGCTAAAGTATCTAAATCACCATCAGCTAATTCTAATTTTTTCTCCCATGCGATCTCATAAATCATTAGTTCTTTAAGAGCTTTTTCTAAATTTTCTGGAGATAGATCCTCACAATTTTCTTGTGTGAATAATTTACGATCACAATTACTTGCATAACTTAAAAAAGGTTTTAAGCCTGTAGCTTTATTGTAAAGTGAAACTTGCTGCACATCAGAATAAAATGGTCTGTCAGGACATTTAACATTTGTGTAAGTCCAACCTTTAGTTTTTGTTAATGTTGCATTGCCAAATTTATTTTTTAAATCTCCTAACAAATCTTTACTAACAAGATCAATATACATTAGCCAATATGTTTTTACTGGTGGTGTCCATAAAACTTGTTCAATTTCATCTTTCCATTCTTGACCACCTAACTCAGCGATATTGTTTAAATGATTTAAGGCAGTTTCTTGTGCAGACTTAACTATAAATTCAAATTTCTTTTTATCTTTTTCGTCAAGTGGCTCATACTCATTTATTTTATTTTGTATTTTTTCTGATTTAATTACTTCTGCAACTTTCATTCCTTTAGTTAAACTGTCTTGAACAATTAAATGAATTAATGTTCCACCTGAAAAACTTGCATTAGATATTTCTGAATTTTCTTTTGGGGTAAGGATATGTTTTTTAAAAAATCTTATTGTGTGTGGCAGACAAGCAGTTGATTTAGAAGTATGTTTTAATCCAAACTTTTTATAACTGTCGCCAATTACATTTATGTGATTTGCCATAATAGACAAATCATTATCACTTTGTTAATCTGATTGCAACTAAATTAATCTGGTGTTAAATGTTATAAATGGTGGGATAATAGGAAGCTTTGATCTCAGATGACCAAGCTAAATTAATATTTTCAGCTAATTGACCGATTGTTTTTCCTGTTGAATAAGATTTATCTAAAATATCATATTTACCATTAGATTTTGGTTCTAAAAAACCAAACCAAATAATTTTAGTTTTTTTATCTTGTGCTATAGCAAATCTATTATCTGCATTACGATCAATATTTTTTTTAGGAACATATAATCTCATCAAACCTCTTGATGAACCTATCTTTGATTCTACTGCCACACAATTTGAATATTTTGGATGAATATTAATTTTATAAATATCTTTACCTTTGTTTATATCTATTTGACCATTACCAAATAAAGATCCAAATACACTAATTTGACAAGTTTCGCCTATAAAAAAATTAGCTGAAACCACAGTATCTAAATCACAAAAATCATTAAACCAATGAGCCAAATCATTTGCTAGATCATTTTCTGTAAAATATTTTGGTGCGTTAGGTTTTGGATTTAATATTTTTGAAATTTGTGCAAGTTTATTTTTTTCTTCATTTTCTTTATATGTATCTTTAACAAAATCAGATATTTTTTTATTAGACTCTTTTAAAAGTAAATCTAAAGCTGTTCTTCTAAATTTAAATTCTTTAGGAAGTAAATCTTTTCTTTTCATATAGCTCTCAACAAACTCTGAATTATAGCTTGATTTTACTGAGTATTCCATAAATTTTTTATTCATTAAGTGATTCATTTGTTGTCAGATTATTAACATTTATCTTGGTAAGGTCAATAAAAAAATAACACCACATTAAATATATTTCTTTCATATTTTAACTGTTGCTTTACTATAAAAAAAGTGCATAGTTTTTATTGATTTGCCTCACTATCAAATCTCTTAATTATGAAAGTATTAGTTTTGATTTTTGGAGTGATTACAAATGATGGTCAGATAGACCTAATAAAAGTACCAAAATCTGAGCTAAAAAACATAGATTCTTGCGAAAAAGCTATAGAAATCAACAGAAAATGGGTGGATAACCCTGATTTTGACAATAATCCCTTACCTCATGGGTTCTATACCTACAAAAATAGGGTGATAATGCTCCAATACTGCACAGAGAATGGGGTTTATAGTGGATAATGAGATAACCCTTGATCTGTATGAAATGCAGTCTGCTAGTCATTTAGGGATATTGCGTTGTTTGGAGTCTGAAAAGCATAAAGAGAGTTGGGGATATAATTATAAAGGATCTCTCAATGACCAAATAGCAAAATCTATTTCTGGTGCAATGGGTGAGGTGGCAGCATCAAAATTTTTAAAAATAAAATTTGAATATCATTGCAATGTTGGTGGTGTACCAGATTTAATTTTTAAAGATTTAAGATTACAAGTTAGAACACAACTTCCTAAAAATAATAATTCTTTAATCATAAGACCAAAGGCAAAGCCAAATGAGTTTTATATTTTAGTTATAGATGAAGCTCCAAAGTTTAAAATTTTAGGTTTTGTTAATTCAACTTATGTGCTTGGACAGGAGCAATGGAAAACAACTTTTGGTCTTGACCGACCATTTTGTTATTCGATCCCACCAGAAAAATTAACACCAATAGAATTATTAAAAAATGGCACATGGAATTAACAGTATTAGATTTATTTTCAGGAATAGGTGGCTTTAGTGTTGGATTGGAAGCTGCAGGAAAATTTAAAACTATTGGATTTTGTGAACAAGATAAATTTTGTCAAAAAGTTTTACGCAAACATTGGAATGATGTTCCAATTTATGAGGATATTAAAAAATTAGATGCCAGAAAAATTAAAGCAGATGTGTTGGTCGGAGGTTTTCCATGCCAATCAATTTCAATCGCTGGAAAACAAAAAGGAAAAGATGATGACAGATTCTTATTCCCACAAATGCTTAGAGTCATTAAAGAGGTTAAACCAAAATGGATCATTGGCGAAAATGTCCAAAATCTTCTTAACATCTCAAATGGAGAAATCTTGCAAGGAATTCACAATGACTTGGAAGCCTGTAGTTACGAAGTCCAAACTTTTAGTATTTCAGCTAGTTCGCAAGGAGCATGGCACAAAAGAGCAAGAGTTTGGATCGTTGCTGCACTATCCAACTCCAAATGCGACAAACGACAAGACACCTCAACCAGACAGAGTGGAGCAAGTGAAATCAGGGGGATTTATTTTGAGAAAGAAAAACAAACCTCACATGACTTATGGAGCAAGACTTCAAGATGTGATGCACCACCTAAACAACAAACATGGTGGGAACAAGAACATGAAGCTCTCACCAAAATTTGTAGAGTTCCTCATGGGTTATCAGCAGAATTGGACACAAATAGAAACGATAGAATTAAAGCACTTGGAAACTCCATCTGTCCTCCCATCATCACAGAAATTGGCAAAGCCATTATTAAAGCAGAGGAAGAAAATGTATAGAACACCAACTGCATCAGATACAGGAGATAAAAGTTTTGAATATGCAGCTAAAATATTAAATGGCAAAACAGTAAGAAAATCCAATGAAAAGGTACAAAAAACCTTATCAATGGATATTGCTATGGAATATTTAAAAGATAATCCAGAGCTTATTAATCAGTTAGATCAACCTTTTAAAGTCAGACCTAACTTGCCAGACAAAATTGATTTTATAAATTATTTGAAATCACAAACTAATATTAAAGAACTTACCGATAAAACCGATATCAAAAAAACCACAATAGAGCATTGGTTTAGAAAAGATAAATGCTTTGCTTATCCTACAGTTGAAAGTTGGAACATCATTAAAAAATTTTTTAGTAATCTTAAATTTGATTATGAAATGACACATGAGGTTGATGAAGATTGGAAGAATTAGATGAATATTTTGATATTAAAAAACCCTGTTGTATCTGCAAAGAGGGAGCAGATTTGAGAGAGAACAATAAATATTATTGTTGCGATCATTATGCTTTGTATGTGCTTGGAAAACCTATGAGCCAAATTGAGAAAGAATTAGAAGAATGAGCTGGACATTTGAAAAAGTAGATATTGATTTGCTAGACAACCTTAATCTTAATAGCCATGAGAAGTTATTATACATCTTAATCAGAAGATTTCAGAATTGTAAAAATGGCATCAATGTGTCTAATAAATACTTAATGCGTAGGACAGGAATTAAATCTGAAGTTACTTTGCGTAAATACTTGGACAACTTAACTTTGTTCGGTTTGGTTGCAAGGCATCAACCTAAACGAAACAAAGCTAACAATTACACATTTGAAAGAAATAAAATGCAAGAAATTATTAGAATGAATAATGGAAAACGAAGAAGAATAAGTAATTCAATCAAGGAGAAAATACATAACAAAAAGTTATCCCAAGAAATTAACAAGGGTACAGTTATCAACATTAATAACAAGGTTCGGTAGTCAATTTTTGTAGGTCATGGGGGTTAATTTTTGTAGGTCTTAAAT